GACCCACCAGATTTTTGTAAAAAAGCATCAACATCCACATTTGATGCAGCCTGATGACTAGCTTGAAGAGCTTTTACAATAATAGTTGCATTTGATGGACATGTTAAAATAGTAGTTACATTAGTTGTAGTTAAATCAAATGTCTCACTTTTGTATCTTATCGTCATTGCATAAAGTAATTAAATGAATTTTGTTCGTTTTTCAAGTCCTGCTGGTATGAAGTATTTAATTTATCTTTAAAAGTTTGTAAGGACTGTGAAACCTGTCTTTGGTTTTCCTCTGTATAAGTTGGTGTTGGTTCTGGAATAACTATATCTACTCTCGCCATTATTTAGGCCCCTTACCTGTACCTGTGTTTCTTGCTTCAAACGCCATACCTGGACCAGTGTATTTTGCTCTACCTATTGCAGACAAACTTGGATCGGATCTGTAATTTTTATCCTGTATTAAATTATTCCCAAGTCTTACTTGATTTTTAGCTGCAAGTTTTTCTGCTTCTTTTGCTGCTAAATCCTTTTGTTTTTGAAATTGCTTTTGTATAAAACTATTTTTAGCTAATTGTAAAGGTGATGTATAAGCAACATAATTAGGATTCTCTTCGTTAAATCTTCTATCATATTCTTTTCTTACAAAATCTGCATAATTACCTTGTAAGCTTCTTACATTTTTACCCATAAAATCTTTCAATATTCCGCTTTGTGGATCACTATAAAAACCTTCAAGTCCACCTGGAGCTTTCGCACCCTCCATTACAGAAGTAATATAATCTCTATCTTGCATTGGTAATTCATCAAATCTATCTGCAGCATTAATTGCTCCCATCACTAAATTACCAGGTGTTGGTATTTTGCTATAAAAGTTTTTTAATTTTTCTAAACCAGATGGAACAGTTTCAGTCACAAATTGATTTATGTTTTGTCCAAAGGAACCCATATCGTTAGTTAATGAATTAAATGTTTGACCTAAACTATCTTTAGCATCTCTAAGTAAACCTCCTTGAAGAAAGTCTCTATTCAATTGATCTTTAATAGAATAAAGACCTGAACTATCACCAGCTCTTTCAGGGTTATTCATAAAATTTTTGTAAACTTCAAACGAAGGATATTTAGCTTGAAGCGCTGGATCATTGTTAAAATTCTGTAATAATATTTCGTCCATTATCCTCTCATACCATCTGGTTGTATATCCGCTCTAAAAGTTCCATACCTCCAGTTTTGGTCAGTTGATGTATTAGCTACTTTAAGACTTGCAAATCTAGATCTAGCTCTAGTATCTACTTTATCAGTTGATGAATTAATTGTAAATGGTCCCAGAGGAGAGGATGAAGCGCTATTAGATGGATAATCTCTAAGATTTATTGTTATTTGTGCATCACCGGTAAGAAGTTTAAAGTCAGGAACAAATCTTCTCATACTTATAAAATTTTGTCCTTCTCCTAAATCAAAATCACCTGATTGTATAAATGCTTCTATAGCTGTTTTATTTCCTACAGCATCGACTTCATTATTTCCTATTTCATGAGCATAGTATGTACTAGCACCATTTATAGCAGTAATTCCTTGAATAGTTGGAAAAGTTGGTATTGCTGTTGAATTAAATTCTGTTGCATATGGATTAGCATATAAGGTTGAGTCTTGCCACGAAGTTCTTGATAAAGATCCTGTTGTCCAGATATTTTCTGTGTAATTATATGTAACTACTCTGTCAATGGCAGTAGATCCACTCTTTGGATAAAACCAACTTATCTCCTCATATAAATGATTTAAACCAGCATAAATTTGTTCACCTGAATTATAGTTTAATCCTAAATTGTTTCCTTTATCTGTAAATACAAAATCTTCTACTAAACAAGGAAGTGACTTAACCGTACCATCATAAACAAAGAAACCACCTGCTTGACCCATCCACCAAACTCTACCATTAATATATTTAATTGCGTGTTGACCAATTAACCCACAATTACTTCCAACTTGTCTTACAGAAAATGTAAAAGGCGGTCCAACAAATTGAATCACGTAAGCAGAAGTATCTGTAACAATAAAAATATAATCTTTAGCTTTTGCTGCTCCAACAATTGTAGTACCACTATCTAGTCGAAACGTACCTGCAGTATTAACTGAAGTAGGTGTATAATCCGATATAGTTTCTTGATCACTAAATCTTATAAACATTGGATCTTGAGTGGAAGGACTTCCAACTGTAGTTTCAGTTCCAAGTACAATCAAATGCCTGTCTCTTTCAGATATAATAGACATAATTGATTTTGTAGGAGCATTAGACACAACTGTTGCTCTTGCTGTCAAAGCCAAAGGATCTGCGTGAATTGGGTTCCATTCAAAAATCTTACCATTTTTTACAGTAGCAATTAATTTTTCTCCAAAATGATCTAGCGACCATGAAGCAGGTTCCAAAGATACACTCGAGGATATAGAAGCTGAACCCCATGCTGTAACTACTTCAACAGAAGCCCCACTTGAATGAGCAGATCTTGTTCCTGCAACATTTCTTGTAATACCAGTTAAACTTGTTGATGTTATCCCTGTATAAGAAATATATTCTGCCCCAACTAATACAGTTCCTGTGGTTGAAAAACCTGTAGTTGAAATGACATCAATGGTTGTACCAGAACCTCCTGTGCCAAAGTTATCATCTAATAAAGCACCATTTAAAACCGTAACAATTCCAGAAGCTCCACCCCATCCAGCTGTTCCCCAACCAAAACCTGCAGATTGGTTTAAAGGACCAAATCGAATATAAGGATTAATTGTTGCAGCTCCACTTGCCGCAACAGATGTTGTAGCGTTAGCTGCCATAGTAATTGTAAAAGTATCAGGACCAGGAACACTTACAACTTGAAAACTATTTGTCGTAAAATCAGATCCTACATAACCCGCTCCTGTAGGAGGTGTTACTGAAGTAAATGTAAAGTAATCACCTTGCGCTAAGCCATGAGCTATTTTATTTACTGTAACAATTGGTGAAGTATTAACTGTAGTAAAAGTTGCTCCAGTAATAGCAGTATCTAGAGGAGTAATATCGTAGAAAGCGTTTTCATAAAAAATAGCTAATATTTTATTAGTCCCTAAAGCAACATAACGTCTTCCATCTAAATCTGCCCAAACTAGCTGTTCTCTTACAACGCCTGCTAAAGTATTAGTTGTTAACTGTTGCCAACCACCTATTTTTTCAGGTAAACCATATCTAAATCTGACAAAATCGCCATCAGTCCATTGACCTTCTGCGCCTGTTTCAGTTACTTGTTTATTAAATCCTGGTGCTATTTGTACATTTGTTAATGGCATAATGTTATTTTACAACAAAAGTTAGGGCTAGTATAGAACTTGCTATTTTACAAATGATGGTAGACCCAACATAGGTCTTCCGTCAAATCTATTTTTGTTAGCAAATGGGCCGTTTACATGATTATAATGTAAGAATACTTGGCCACAAATGTTTCCTTCAAATGGCTCTCGCCAATGTTCTAGGTCACAGCCACTATATACTAACATATCGCCTACATCAAGCAATACCTTTGTACCTGCTGGAGCGTTAGGTTTTATGATTTTTTTATATTCATCTATAACAGAATCTGCACCTGTACCATCAATATAAATAGGCCATGGATCACCACCTAGATTTAAAGTACAAGATATCTCACAAGATGGTCTATCTTTGTGTCTTTTTAATTCATCACCTTTTTTATAAGCTCTTGTGTAAGAATAAGTTGGTATTAAATCTAGTCCTGTATGTTGTTTCATAACAGGTAACATTTTAACTAGTAAGGTATCCATTACGAAATCACCATAACAAGAGAATGTATTTGGTATTTGTTGATCTGTCCATGTTCCAAGGATCGGGGACTGTGAATGCAGATTATTTTCATACATAAATCTTGTTGCATCTCTTTTAAGTAGTAAATAATTTAAAGCAAAATTAGCTAGCTCGTATGATAAAGCGTTTTTGATTACTTGATATTTATTAGTTTGAAATGTCATAAAGATATCTCTGTCCCATCTTTATGTTTTGTTTGATATTTACTGGTTGCATTCATTAAAGTATTTACTTCTTCATCAGGTACAATCTGTATTTCATATTCTTCTATTCCAAGTATACAACCTGCAATAAATCTTCTCATACCCATACACAGTCTATATTTACCATCTTTTTCTGTGCATATTAAAGGATTAATTATACCATTTTTTTCTATATCTGCTTTTAATTTTTTCCATTTTTCATTTCTTGTCTGAAGCATTCTACCTTTTTCTGTTTGTAAATGTGCTTCTCTAAATACTATTAGATCTTTGTGTACTATCATACAAACATTCCTTTCTGTAAAAAATTAAATGATACTGATATTCTAATTTCATTAGATTGGTTAGGATCAACACAGTGCATTAACCAAGATGGAAACATAATACATCTTCCAGCAATGGGTTCATAATGTGTTTCTCTAAATAATCTTGGCGGCACTGGTCCTTCTTTTTGTCTAGGTCTAGACATACAAGCAACTGATCTTGGATCATCTATCTTTAAATGTCCTGAATTTTTAGGTGCTTTGATATAATACACACCTGACCATAATGAGTTTGGATGTTGATGTGCTCTGTTCATTCCACCTGGTGGATTTATGTTTGCCCACATATTACCTAATACAGGTTCACTATCTAAATGTTCTTGATCGTAAATTGTTTTTTGACATGCATATAACATATCAACTAGTTTTTTAAATTGTGGTAACTCAGCCATATTTGTAGGTGAGTGCCAACCTTGAACATTAGTTCTTGTTATACCTTTATCTTGTTTAGACCAAGCTACAATATCTCTTTCAAGTTCTTGATTAAGAGTAGGGTGTTCTATATCTGCAATATAGATAGGGGTTGGAAAATGTAAATCTCTATGCATTATTTAAATGGTGTTCCTCCAAACCACATAACAAGTGATTGTCTTCTACCACGTGTTACAGGTTTTACTCTGTGTCTTATAAATGAAGCAAAAAATACAGCATGACCTTGTTTTATTTTTGCAATTTTACCTTCAGCCATTAACTCTAAGTCCCCTCCTTCAAACTCTGATTCAGGAGAAAGTAAACAGGTCATTGATATTTTTCTAACAGGTGGTTCATGCTGACAATTAACATCATTATCTACATGCCAATCATAGAATCCTCCTTCTGGGTATTCTGTGTATTGTGCCATCTCAGTTATTGTCATTCCATCAAAACCAAAATGATTACCGTTAGTTGTCTTCATAATATGTTCAATGTCTTTATACATCTCTGGTGTTTTAGAAAATGGTATCCAACTAATATGTGAAGTTCTAGTTTTAGTATCTAACACACCACCATTAATACCTTGTTTGTTTCCAACATAAGCATCTTGTTTAGGCTCTGCACGTCCAGCTGCAATAATCATTTTACATTGTTTAGGTGTAAAGATTGGTTTTGTAGTTTCAACTATATAAGATTTCCAACGTGGTTCAGTTATCATATTGCTCCTCTATTTTTAATTGGATCAAACTGCACATCACAGTTTGCAGCTAAAGTTCTTCTAGTCTCATTAGTTCCATTAAATGGATAAACACAATGTCTCATATCATATGGAAAGATATAAAAATCTCTAAGATCCATAGGTGGTTGATAATCTATCTTAGCAAACTGACCATTAGCTGCTCCTAATATCTGTAGTCTACCATTCTGTTGTATGTGTCCTGCTGAGTATTCTTTACCATATGTTGATGGTAGTTTTAAAATCATAACACTTGATAGTCCAGTAAACAACATACCTCTATGAATGTGAGCAGGGTTGTATTCGTGTTGTTTCATTTCATTAACCCATATAGAATTTAAATGGGTTTCATAATCTCTAATTTTATTAAAAGCTAGATAGTGTTTAAATATAGTCATAAAATAATTTGTTACATCTCTTGGTAACATATTATGGTTTTTCATTTTAGATTGGTCTTGACCATTATAAAATAAAGAATGTTCATTCTCTATCTTACCTACTAACTGACCATTAGCGGGTTCTAGATTATGAAAGTTAGATTCATAAATATAATTAATAGAGTTAAATATATCTAATGGAACCTGGTACTTTAAAATCGATTGACCTAAAAATACAAAATCAAACTTTGGGTTTTCCATGTTGAGTTATTTGTTCTTTCTCTTTGTAACTGCTTTCTAATTCACCAGACTTTTTAATTCTTTGTAGTGATTGTAATTGACCCATTACATTAAAGATTTCAGACTCTGATGAGTTAGCATTTAAAGTTTTTGCTTTCTCGTGATACTGTAATCCATATGACTCTAGTTGATGTTGGTTAACATCTTTGTCATTAAATGATCCATCATTAAATTCTTTTTTTAATTTAGACCACATTTTAATTTCACGCATTCTAT